TGATTTTTAGGCTCTCATTGAGAGTGGCGGGGCGGGCGAAAGCCTTACCCCAGCAACGAGGAATGACACCCGGCCATGCTGAGATGCGTTGGCGATAAGGGGGCAGGGCATAGCGGAGCAGAGACCGTGGGGAGGCGAGCGTCACCACCCCGAAAAACTGAAACCCGGGCCCTTGAGCTGGCGCATTGTCGAAGGGCGGGATCAAACCCGTTATTACCCACTGGAGAAGTCCGGTGAGGTTCTTATATTACTATCGTGTGGATGGTTCTGAGTACTTGGTCCTGGGCGGGCCTTGGAAATGGACCTAAACACCGCACGGTCAGGCTAACCCCTACCCACTAGCTTAGTGCAGAAAGAGTGGGCGTCAATGCGGGGGGGTTGGTCGGTCTGGGACCGCAGAATCCACTATGGCAGCTATTTTTATGAAAATGACCGCAACGATCCTCAAATCTCATCTGCATGAATATGTGCAGTATGAAGCGCACAAGTTCGCGCAGCCGTATATGGCCGCGTACTATGTGGGCATCAATCGAACTCTGCGCCTTTTGGCGCGGGCCTTTCGGCTAAGGAAGCTGATCGCCTTGTATAAGGCGTACTTCATGGCTATTAAGACGTTCTTCTCCAAACCGAAGGTCCAACATTATGTCCGGGAGCTGTCACCCGGCATGCTTGTTTACAAGCTTATTACCCGCGCCCCACGCAACTTTAACAAGGTGCGGTCGGTGGCAAACCGAGTTTCTGCGGGACTCGGTCAGTTGACGCTCGTGTTCCTGAAAAACCTCATTATCTTTCTTAGTCGGGTCGGCCTCTTCATTGAGAGCCGGACCTGGCAATAATGGAGCCTGGAGAGGACACAGCAAGGTTTCGTGCCAGCCCTGCTGAGAGCGAAGAAGGTACGGAAGTAGACGCCACGGGCTCTTCTTCTAAAACAAAAAGACCGTGGGAAAAATTTTGTAGAACGTGCGGAGACAACGAACGCGGTAGAACGCATCGTACGTCCGAGCACAAAGAAACAAAATCGATGCGCGCTGAACACGCGCACAAAAAAGACAAGAAAAGTCGTGGGAAGAAGGAAGACGACAGCATCGCCGCCAGTCTGAGGCGCACAAGTGCTGAGGCGGCGGGCGCCCGCGATGCAGATCGTGAACTCCGGGAGAACGAACCGGAGTGGCCAGACGAAGAAATGGTCTTCGTCAGGCTGATGGCTTTCCTCGACGCAGATCGCGGACCTATCAATGCGATGTTGGCGATCACTCACTCGTACGGATGGAATGATGTTGGAGACATTATTCAGTATGTGCGAGGGCTTTGGGACCTCCAAGCGGAGGGCCCTGCCAATGGCCTTAGAGAAATCCTGGTGGGTTGGAAAAGCCACCAGTACAGGGCCACCGACGTCCTTAATGCGGGACTTCCGGAGGTTTACCGGGAGGAACTTGACGTTGTCAGGCGTACTCCCAATTCCTACGCCCGCAGATACATGGCAGCTGGTTTTGGCCTGCTCGGCTTAGGGCAGGGGCTGCGGAAGAAATCCAAGCTTGTCGCTGGCGCTAGCGTGGCGACAGCAATGGCTCTATATGGGGGTTATTCGGAGGACACAGTGCGTGTTCGAGTGGATCATGAGTTTTCTTATGCCCCACTGACCCCCTTGGAGCAGGTCGCTTTGGCGGCCGATCGACGCAACATGAGCTTTCGTGCAGCGAAAGTTCTAGAGAGCACTTTTGGTGTTCGTATTGCGCACAGGGCCGAGATTTGGGAGAGAGTTCCTTTCTCCTACACTGATCGTCTCGGAGAACGATTGGGGGGGGTTCCCTTGCGGGGGGCTGCTAATGTTGTCGAGGACTGGGTCTTGAGAAGGAGCCAGACGGTTGACGAATGGCGGCTCTGTGAAGGGAAGAATCTAAAGCACGCTGAGGCAAGGCTGTGGTGTGACGCTACCGCGGCCATGGACCCTCGTGTGGTAAGGACCTCCCTCAAAACCACCGTTCCGGGTGTTGACGGGCTCGTTGTGGACCTGTCTTTGTACCACTGGATGACGACGCTGTCGCGTTTTATGATGGCGTCTGACTTCGCAAAGGCTGATCAGTCTCTGCGAAACGGGTACAGCACCCAGGGTCAAATCGCTAATGATCTGACCCAAAACACTGCTGTTGGTATTTTTTATGCTAGCAGAGTGTTGTCCCTGGTGAATTACATGCGCGTGAAGCATTTGTCTTCTACGGTTAACCCCGACGCGCAGGAGTGGGATTTACCGTAAGGCCCGCGGATGGGAGGCTTTACATTTATGGCTACAATGTTGATGAAGTGAACTGTGGTGGTGTGACATGGAATGATCCGCCCGAAAGGGAAGGTAAAATAATGTCAATATCCACCTCAAACAGACTTCGCCGAACGCCCGAATGTGTAAGCCTCCCGTGCGTCGTGCGTGGAGGGATCTATTACAGACCAAACACGAACGACCCGTTGTCCGCAACCCAGGGCCTGCGGAAAAGGTTGGTGCATCAGCGCCCGCCAATCGCTCGAGCAGTTCTCGACGAATTCAGAGAGTTCGTCGAGGAATGGCTGCTCGACAATTTGGTTCCCCTCACTCCGGACGACATTCCTACTTTTGAGGAATGGCTGGAGGGCGTCAATCACCCTGATTGGCGCAAAAGCGAGTATCGTACTGCCTATGATCAGTGGGTAGGTGGGGAGGTCAAGCGGAGTAAACTTAAGACGAAGAAGTGTTTCGTCAAGCGTGAGTTTTACGACGCCCCCAAATTTCAGAGGGTGATTCATTCACCCACTGACTACGAGAAAGTGATACAGGGCCGATTTATAGCGGCAGTTGAGAAGAAACTGTTCGCTCGGCCCGAATTCATCAAGAAAATCCCTCGAGCCGACTGGCCTAGCTACATACGTGGTGTAGCAGGGAAAGCTGGTTACAAGATTTTCGGGAGTGATTACTCCTCTTTTGAAGCAAACTTTGTCGCGGCTCTACAAGATGTCTGCGAACTCGCTTTGGCTCGATACATGTTCTCCGATGTTATTCAGGAGGAAGGCGTCCAGGATATACTGGAAGGCAACAAAAGAAAGTCCCTGGAATCGAAGCTGTTTACAGCTTACATTAAAGGGCGGAGGTCGAGTGGACAAATGTCCACATCGCTGTTTAATGGGTTTTCGAACCTCTTGTTCAACCTCTTTATCCTGCTTAGGAAAGTGGGAGCAACGGAGGTGTCGGCGGTTGTAGAAGGTGATGACGGGCTGTTTTGTCACAACGCCCCTCGTGATCCAACTCCTGCTGATTATTTGCAGCTCGGCCTCACAATCAAAATCGTCCCAGTGGACGCCTGGTATAAGGCGTCTTTTTGTGGCGTCGTGACCCACCCTGACGTACTAGACACGTTGACGAACCCTTGGAAAACGGTTCTTACGTGTAGCTGGGCGGGTCATGCCTACCTACGGGCTAGGGCAAGCACTTTGGTAAAGCTTGCTCAAGTCAAAGGACTCTCTTACCTTGCGCAATATCCGGGGTGTCCTGTAGTGCAGTCCGTTGCACTCTGGATGCTGAGATGCACCCATTTCGACCCGGAGCGCCTGGTGGACCTGTTGGATTGGTACAGCCAGCAGGTGGGGGTTACTTGGTGGGACCGGCAGATTGTTCATGAGATTAAAAACTCCAACCTGCAGGCCCGTAGCGTGGATGAACGTAGTAGACTCATAGTTGAAGAGGCGTTCGGAGTCAGTGTCGAGACACAGAGGTGTCTCGAACTTATGTTTGACTCCGACTCATCCGGAGACGTTACGTTGGACCCCACTCAAGTGCCGTTAGGCTACCGTGAGCAGTGGCAACATTTTGTGGAAGAACGAGGTCGTCTCGATGACGACCTGAACGTATTCCTGTTTGCCCCTCCTCCGAGGTTTCCCCAGAATCTGAATCCCTACCGTCGGGAGGATTTTGACAATGGAGATCCCTCGTTCAGACATCACGTCCCTGTCTGAGCGGGCCCCCGGGGGCAACACATGCGGCTGACCACCGCATGAGGGTATCACGCACCCTCCCCTTTAATGTGAGTGGATGGAGACAACCATCTAAATAAACACCATCTGGACGGTGG